ACTTAGCGATCCATATACCTTATGGGATGATACTGCTCACGCTACTCAAATCTTTAGTGATAACGATTTATGGTCATCTGATATAAATTTAGAAACCTATGAAATATTAAATGGGTTTAGTGCAGATGAGGGTAAAATTAGTATAAGCGGAAATGGAGAAGGTTATAAAACTGCAATAATTGCAAATAGAAGAACTTTTATTGCCAATATGAGAACAGAAAATGAAGAAGGCGTTGTTACTCAAATGAGAGATAGAATAATGTACTCACCTCCTGGAAAGTTTGATACTTTCCCCAGAAGTTATTTTATAGACGCTGTAAAAGGAGATGCTGGTGAATATGTAAAGCTGGAGGCTTTAGGCGATAGATTATTAGCATACAAACAAGAAAAACTATTTATTATTAATATTGGTGCACCAAGTCCAGCAAGTTGGTTTCTAGAAGAAATAAAAGATTTTTCTGGATGCCTTCATCCTGCTGCTGTAGCAAAAGCAGACTTTGGAGTTATGTGGGCAAATCAATATGGATTCTGGCTATATGATGGGCAGTCAATAAGGAATTTAATTGACGGTAAATTAAGCGATGCAACCTGGCAAAGTTTTTATACAAATGGTACAATTATAGGATATAATCCTAAGCATAAATACGCTATAGTGGTGAGTGATTGCATAACAGGGGTTGCGGGAGTTGGGACTGAACCAGATGTTTTTGTTTACGATTTCAGGGTAAATGCTTGGAGTAAAGCACCAGGTTCTTTATTCGCAAGCAGTTCAAATGGCCACGTTATAAGTAACATGATTGTAGATCATGATTACAACTTAACATTTGGAGAGCAAAGAGAAAAGATAGCTAATGATGTAAATAATACAAGTGATCCAGATGAAACAATAACAGTAATAGAATGGAGTGAGACTGATAGGGGAGGAGTACAGGCTGGTGATAGTCAATTCATAACTAAAGATATAACTTTTGGTGCCCCAGCTAAAGAAAAAAGATTTTATTCAATAATTGTTACATATAAATCAGAGGCAACCGTTACTACGCCTATTAGTTATTCTGTAAATGGAGGAACATCATATACAAACTTAACAGGGAATTTTGCAAATACCTCTGGATCATGGGATACATTAGTAGCAGTACCATCAACCCCATTTGAAGGCGGAAGTTTAAAAGTAAAATGTTCAGGGTGGGCCCCTGGCAATGGTGTAGAAATAAACGATATATCTATTGAATATAGAACGCTAATTAAGAACGTATCTTAATGGAAAGATTAGAAAGAAAATTTAGACAGGTATCGGAAAATAAATTACCTATACTTAGTAAAGCTCCTAATGTTATAAGCATGATTGATGGAGAACGAGTATTGGCAAGGGAACCTGGTAAAAATCCTAGATTATATGTTAAGATAGGAACAAAATTATACTACTCAGAATTTACTGAGTTAATAAAAGGAAGTTAGTTATGAGTGCGAATGTAAGATATTATCAGTTCTTAGCAGACCAAGCTAATAAGCTTAATGAAATGCGAAGAAGGCAACAAAGTAGTATTGGCAATATGTTTTCTAATATGAGCCTTGGAAGGATGCTAGGAGTAGCAGGCGGTACATTATTAGGAGCAACTATGGGTATGCCATTGTTAGGTATGGCAGTTGCTGGCGGTTTAGGGGGAAGAGCAGGTAGTGAGTTAGGAAAAAAGTTTTCCAATGTAGATCTGGTAGGCGATGTAAAAGCATACAAACAAGACGCTGCTGATGCAAGAGCAGAAGGTACTGACGCTTTAAGGCAATTAAATGTAAAAGCAAACGTGAATATGCTTACTGATGCTTTTAGTGTTTACACACTAGGGAAGCATTTTCCCAAAGCAGCAGAAGGGGTTGCTGAATGGGGAGCAGACAAATCAAAATTCTTAGGAGACTGGGGAGCCAGGAATCTAGGAATCGGTGGCGATCAATTTGGAAAGGAAGTAACCGCTAAGGCACTTACAGACAATCCATTTCTGGCTCAAACACAAGGATTAACAGAAGATAAGATAAACGATATGTTTTGGAACGAATGGAACCCATTAGATCAAGCAGTACAAAAATCAGTAGTACCTGCAGCTAATAATCCAAGTGCTCTTGTCAAGCATCATATTCAAAACCCAACTGTCTTAACACCAACTCCCCCACCAGTACAAGGACCACCAAAGCCTGGTGTGAGTAGTGGTAATGTAATGTCAAACATAATGAATCAAAAACCTCAAACGGGATTTAATGATACATTATTAAGTAGAATAAACGCAACTGGAGCAGACTTAACTTCTGGAACAACATTGACTCCAAATACAATTGATTTTAATAATCCATATACATTAAGTCCTATATATCAGAATCAGAATCAGAATCCATATAGTTCTATTCTAAATATTAACGGAGGATGGTAATGCCAAAAGGATACGGATTTCAAGAAGATGACGTTTTTCAGTCACCATCTAATACAACTACACAAAGCCCATTAAATGTGGCAATGAATAATCAACCTGGCGCAAGTGTCAATCTAGGTACTGGAGCAGCAGCTAATGCGACTTTAGGCCAAGCTCAAAATAATATGATAGGAACTAATACAGGTAGGCCAGACTGGAAAGACGACATTAAACAAGATGAAATGAATGCTGGAACAGATGATCCTTTCGATGCAATCAAAGAAGACTCAGGAGGCACAAGCTCGTCAACAGAAAATACACAACCAGGCTCCCCTCAAGGAAGTGCAGCGTCAGCCAATTTTGGAAATGATGATACTGCAAGTGGTGATTCATGGGATAACCCATTAGGAGTAGACACAGGAGCCTTACAAGCATTGGCTAACTCTGGTGGAATATTTGGAAGTCAAGGTGGTGTCTTTGGATCAGGAACAGATTTCTCAATGGGTGGCTCAGATATGTTTGGCTTACAAGGAGCAGGTGCAGATGTAACAGCAGGTGCTGCGGCTTTAGATTCTGGTAAAGCTGCTACTACGGGGACTGATGCTGGTGTAGATATGAATCAAATGGGAGGGTTTGATGCTAGTAATATATTTACTGGGTTTGGAGCAGATACAGATTGGTCAATGACTGGTGCTGATATGTTTGGGTTTAAAGGTGCGGGAGCTGATGTAACAAAACCAACAGATGAAGAGCTTCAAGCTACTAAAGACCAATATCAAGGAACTACAGACCCGACTGATCCAACAGACCCTACCGATCCAACAGATCCTACTGATCCAACAGGAGCTACTACCACTACTGGGACTAATTTAAACTCAATACTATCAAATATGGGATATGATGCTAGTGCATTAAGAGAAGAATATGGGGAAATGTTTCAGGACTATGACCCAACAAGGGAAGGCTTTGTTGAGGAAGGTCTTGGGATCCAGCAAGAGCAATTAGACTTGGCTAAAAGTGACGCTGCTTTAGGGCTTGAAAGACAAGAAGGTCAATATGGGAGACAAGCTGATTTATTAAAAGCCCAACTTGGCCCAGAAGGTTATTTGAAGCAAGCTTTGGACAGACAAGAAGAATCATTAGGACTTAGAGAACAATTAGCTAAAGATCAAATAGGATTTGCTGGACAAGGAAGAGACCTTGCATTAGCAAGGACAGATATCCAAAGAGGGCTAACTAAGGATGAGCAAGGATATGCAAAAGATGAATTTGGAAGAGAGATTGGTCGTATTGGAATGCAAATGCAAGCTGCAACTGAAGCAGAAGGCGAGAAACAATCACAATTAACAGATCAATTAACAGCATCTGGACTTGACAGAGATCAGGCAAATAGAATTGCCTCTTTACAATTAGGTAAAGTTGGTCGAGCCCAACAAGGATTAGGCTTACAAGAGGAAGGTGCTAAAGCTGGGGAAGCTGCAAGGCAAGCCGATCTAGGTAGAAGTATGGACTTAGCTGATTTATCAAGAGGTGATGTAGAAAGAAAAGCTGGATTTCAGCTTGGTGAATTAGATAGACAAGGAGCCGACATAGGGAGACAATTAACATCAGCAACTAGAGGAGCTCAAGCTGATCTTTTTGGTATGTATGATCAATCTAGAGATACAGGAGGATTTGCAGGTTCTGGTGCACGAGGCGCTAGGTCTCAAAGAGCAATAGAAAGATATACTGGTGACACAAGTAGTAGGTTAGCATCATTAAGGGGGCAAGAAGCAGGGGTAGCTGCGAGGCAGGGACAAGTTTCAGCTGGACTTGAATCTGACTTAGCAAGATCAGATATAGGTAAGCAGTCTATTCAAGCTCAAAGCCAAGAGTTAGCAGGTAACTTACAAAGACAATTAGACCAGTTTGGTTTAACTGGAGAAGGATACAAAGCAGATATTGCAGGTATATCAGCTGAGCAGCAAGAAAAGCTTGGTAGAATAGGCATTCGTGAAGGAGCTATTGGTAGGCAACAAAACCTTGCTACTAATTTGCTTGAAAGGCAATTAGCTGGATTAGGGTTGGATGCAGATCAATCCCAAACTTCATATGATAGAAAAACAGGTCAACTGGGAGCTCAGTTAAGCGGATATGATATCGCAGATAAAAGTTCTCAATTACAATATGACCAAACATCTGGGGGTTTGAAGAGTCAATTAGGTCAATATGGTATACAAGGCAGAGGATTAACAGCAGCTTATAACGAGCAAACAGGTAAAGTGGGTTCCGAATTGGCAGGAATACAAGCAGAGCTTGGCCCAGACGGTTTTCTAAAAAAATCCTACGAATCTAGATTGTCAGGTTTAGATTTAGGATTTGAACAAAAACAACTTGGAGCCAAAGAAGATATTTTTGGATTAGGACAAGACTATAGAGATAAAATCGAAGGAAGATTAATCGATTTAATTAGAGCACAAGTAGATCTCGATCCTTATAAATCAGACAGAACAGACAGTTATGAGGTAGGCGAACAGGACAAAAAAACAGGTATGATTTGGGATGGTCAATCATGGGTACATCCAAATGACTATCAAGCAAATCAAGGATAAAGGATAAAATATGGCTATACAAATAACAAATGACCCGATAAATCAATTTCTAGACAACTTACCAAGATATGCTCTTGAGTTAAGGAGACAGGATGCTCAAGCAGCACAGTTCGATAGGCAAATGGATTTGCGTGAACAAGCTGCAGGAAACCAACAAACTCTTTTTGATTTAACTAGAAA